GGCAAGATAAGCCAGAGGGCAACCATCACCGCCATAGGTCTCTCCTGTGCGCTTGGCGAAGCGGAGGCAGGATGGACTCTCGTGGCTCATCTCGCAAGCGCCGTTTGTGATACGCCTGCCACAGAGCGATGACGACGGGAGCCGCTGTATAGACCACCGCTGCCGCCGTAAGCCACATCGCTACACGGGCTCGTCCTGGGCTTCAGGAACCATGGGAGGGGGCATCTGACCGCCCATCGCCGGGGCGATCTCTTCGGGGGCCGGAGGAGCGATGTAAGCCGCCTCCCCAACGTCCTCAATAGACCTCGACGTGTCGGCCGCCTCATCCAGCGCCAGCATCACCAACCGCAGCAGACCCTTCGGATCAAGGGCGAGTGCTTCCTTGATCGCGGTGAGGCGACCCGATTGCGCCTTGTACCCTTCAATGGCCAGCTTCTGCTGATCGTTCTGCCAGTCTGCCTCTTTGTCGGCGAGCTTCTGCGCCAGCCCCATGGCGAAGTTCTGAAGCTGTTCGATCTGCTGCTGAGCGGCGACCATGTCGTGCGACGGGCCATCCTTGAGTGCAGCCTGGGGCACCAGACGCTTGAGGCGCTGAGCCGCTTCCTCGGCCCCCGGAATGTCGGCGAACCGCATCCAGATATCGCCCACGACGGAGATAAGTTCCTTGTTGGACGAGAGCAGTTGCGAGAAGGCCTCGAAGGCTTCTTGGCGACGTGTGGCGTAGGCGGGCCCAACGTCGGCCTGCACGTCATAGGCGCCCAGACGAGGGTTCAGGACCGCGAACTCGTTGCCCTGTTCATCCTCCTCCTTCGAATAGGCTTCGGGAGCGTTCGGGTCGATCCGCAGTTCCGTCTCGTTCCCCGCCTCATCGCGGTACTGCACCATCCGGTCGGTGTCATAGACCTTCGGAATCAGGTCGAGCAGTTGCTTGCCGCAGAACCGCACCGCAATCGCTTGGTGGTCCAGATAGTGATACGTGGCGTTGTCGCCTTGGCGCTGGCGCTGCTGGATCGCCACGCCGGACTTCTCGTTGCCCGGCTGACCGAAGTCAGCCTGGTTCTGACCCGAGACGAGGTACATCTGCTCAAGGGCGTCCCGAGCCCCCTGCATGAACACGGGAGCGCCCGTGGGGGGCTGCTGGCGCTGCGGAGGCGGCACGGGATTGCCGTCCTCATCCGTGTGGTTCCAAGGGAGGACGGAGTAGTTCGCCGTGTTGGCGTTGTTCCAATACTCCTCGTAGTTCTCAATGGCCCTGGCCGGGGCGACATAGGGGACCTTGCTCTGAAGCGCCCCGAATTCCACGCTTGCGGAAAAGTTGTAGTTCAACATGCGCTGGCTATCGAGGAGCGCCCGAGTGTGGCCCTTGCGGTCTAGAAGGCCATCAATCACGGTCTCTTCGCCAACCACACGGATGAGCGGGATATAGCGTCCCAGCCACTCCTTCTCTTCGGCGATATTGTCGCCGACGATCTTGAAGTACTCCACCTTGGTCAACATCACCGAGCGCATGGCCGTATCGGGAGCATCAATGATCAGGTCGAGAAGGGCCTTATCCACCTCCTTCTCGGTCTTCACCACCTGCTCGCCCGTCGTCGGGTCCACGAAGGCGTAGAGCTTCGACTCGTCCTGCACGCAGCGGAAATACTCCGCGACCCGCACCCGCTCCCCCAGCATCCAGGACTGATCGGGGGCGATTTCGTTGTCTGCGGCGATGTCCTTGTACTGCGGATAGGCTTTGTCGAATTCGTCCTTCGGCATGTCGGTGAAGACGAAGCCGTAGCGGGCGTCGGAGCCGTCAAACTCCGAGATATCCGGGTCCAGATAGACCGTGAGGGGGTCCTTGATCTGGCGGATGAAGATGTCCTGATCGAAGGTATCGTCGCCCACATAGTCCGTGACGAGCCGGAACCACCCGATGCCGCCCTGCACCGCGAACTTGAGCGCGAGTTGGTAGGCGCTGGCCGCGTTGGAGATGTACTCAATGTGCCGGATCAGCCCATCGAACATCTGCGCGGACTCGAAGGACGCCCCACCACGCAGCGGGCGCACCTTGATCGCAATCCGCGCCTGCCGCGCATCGTTCAGGATATCGAGGTTGTGCTGCCGAACCCGGTTGATCGTCAGGTTCACCCGCTTCTGGCGGTCGGCGAGCACATTCTGAGGCCACTGCCATTGGTTATAGGCGTCGGCCTCCGCGAACTTCACGTCGTCTCGGAACCGCGTGCGCGCCGTAGCCTCCCAATCGGAGCACCGCCGAAAGCGCGTGCGGGCCTCTTCAAGGATTTTGCGATGACGCTCCTTTTGGGCGCCCTTGGTCTTTTCCGCCACGACTAGCCCCTCATCCAATCCGCCGGACCTCCGCGCGGCGCGGGCGGTTTCGGTTGTGTGGAGCGTGGCTTAATTGAAGCCGCACGTCTATGCCACGCCATTACCACCGCATCCCCGTCATCGGGCGACGATCCGACGCGCTCTTTGATGTCGTCTTTCGACTCCATCAAGATGCGATCCCCGCGCACCGTGTAGCGGCCCACGGAGAGTTGGGCCGCCAAGCGCTTGTCGTTGGGAAGCATGATGTCATCCCCCAAATCCGGGTCCAAGGCTTCCCGAAGGCGCCAGTACATCATGCTGCGGAGGTTGAAGAACCCGAGCTTGCCATCCGCCGTGCGAGCCTGAGAAGCAGCGGAAAAGACGATGCTATGGCAGTCAATCCCATGGTCTTTCTTGAGGTGCGAGCGCACCCCAGAACCCCATCCGCCCGTCCCGTCCACGGATAGGTCAGCCTCATCCCGGCGCGCTTGCAGCATCATGAGGGCGATCTGATCTGGGGACTGACACTCAACTCCCGGCTTTTTCACCAGCGGCCCGAACCACCCGCCCTCGTATAGGGGCGCGAGGACCGTCCAATCCTTGCCGCCAAGCGCCACATCGGCCGACAGGGCCAACATGCGCCGACGCTTCTCCGGGGCCTTTTCCCAACGCTCTTGAGCTAGCCTGATCCATTCGGACGGTATCACCTGCCACTCGTGGTCCTCGCGGCCGGCGAGGAAGTCGCCTTTTAGCAACTGCGAACGCAGGGGTTCGGGAAGGTTCTGCAGACGCCCCCGATACCCGCTGTCTCGTAGGAACGGGTTGTCGTCCAAGAGCGCAGGGATGAACGTACGGCTCTGGTGTTCGTAGCTTTCGCCTTCGATCACCGTGACGCCAGGACCATCCACCCAGATTGTTTGGTCGCCCTTAATGTATGCCCATCGCAACTCGCCATCCCGCGCCGGATTGGCGAACATCGGATCAAGCCATGGAGCGAACCACTCAATGAGCCAATCCCCTTCGCCGCCCATCGGGGGGTTAGAAGCGATGACGATGCGACACCGCTGCTTGGGGTCTTTGGAGCGCAGCCAGCCGATGACGAATTTCACCTTGGCCGACGATAGCTGCGCCCCTTCGTCGAAGCCGATCAGGTCATGGTCGCGCCCCTGCCACGTCAGTTCCGCGCCAGGCTTTTCCAGCGCCCCGAACTCCAAGAGGCGACCGTTGCGTTTCAGAACCTTGTCAGCGCCATTCCAGCCGTCCCGTGAGCCCACGATTTCCAGCAGCCGGTCAGCCAGCCCCCGGATGTCCGTATAGGCGCGACGGAAAATCACGGCCTTCTTGTGCTGGGTCTGAGTGAGACCCAAGAGAAGGTCGGACTTCCCGCCACCGGCGGCGCCGCCGTACAGTAGGATATCGGCCTGGGAGAGGAAGGCGTCCGTCTGGGGGCCGGGGTTCGGAAGCCACCCCTGATCCAACTCCGGCTCAATCATGTCGTCGAGTTCAGCCAGTTCCTCAGCGCTCATTCCCGCGATGAGGGCTTTGAACTCAGCCAATACGTCGGTTGTCATTGGCCGCTCGCTTCGCCATCAGAAGGGCAAGGCCACGGGCACGATCATCATCGGTGCGCTCTTCGTTCTGCACCGTGACCTCAATTTCTTGGGGCCGCTCGCGCCAGCCTGCACGCGTCTTCATCCAGAAGATCGCAGCCGTCAGCGCGGCCCTGTCGTCACCGGTAGCCATGCGAAACAGGTTCTGCGCTACCTTCGCATTGGCTTCAGTTACGCCAAGCTCAAGTTCTTCGGCGAAATTCTCGCGCAGCCTCGAAATGCCGATGCCGATGATTTTGGCGATGCCTTCGCGCGGGACGCCGTAGCCGGCCAGCAGCTTAACCCGCATCTTGTCTGCTTCGGTGGGGACGTAGGCCATGTTAGCTCTGGCGAAGCGGCTTCCCGTTGTACGTCATGTCGGGCGCGCCCTGTTTTCCAGCCGGGTTCACGCGTTCATGCGTCTTTGGCTGGGGTTTGGCGGCGACTTTGTTCGGCGGGGACTTGGGCATGTGGGTTCCTTAGCACTTGGGCGGCGACGATTTCGAGGTCGGCCGCGCGGGAAGGGCTTTGTTGAGGCGCTTGGCCGCAGCTTTCGTGGGCTTAGCGGGCTGAGGCTTCTTGGCCATCTCAGTACTTTTTGTTGACTGTAGTCGAACGGACCCCAGCCATCTTGCCGCCATCCTTGGTGTTGGCCGGCGACTTGGCCACGGAGGCCGGGAGGCCCTTCTTCGTGCCCTTGGTGCTCGTCTTCTTCATGGATGCCCCCTGTGACTTGAGGGCGTCAGTATCGCACAATGGAGGCGATTGGAAAGCCTAGCGGAGGGCGAGCCCCGGAACCCCCGGAAGGAGGCTCAGCAGGAACACCACCGCAATCACGACCATGAGCACGACCACGACGGTGCGCACCGGAGGCGGCAGCGGGATTTGCGTCACGGCCCAATAGACCAGCGAGAAAATCAGCGCTGCGACCAGAATGTAAATCAGGAGCGTGACCATAGGCGCTCAACGGGTGCTGAGATGGTTGGTTCCGAACAGCAAAGCGCCCTCGGTTCACCCCGAGGGCGCTCCCCACATCCCGACGCTACGGAGCGTCAGGCCCCCACTAACTGAGTCCACTGCCCCACGCCTTGGGCCGTCACGTTATGGCACGCGTAGATGGCGGTCTTGGAGGCGGCTTGCGATACGCCCGTGCCCGTCGCGGCGCCGTTGATCGTGTCCGTTCCCCGGCCAAAAACTTGGATGGCGGTCGCGATGGTGTTGGCGACGATGCAGACCGCGCCAGGATAGCCGAGCGGCAGAAGGACGGAGTCGGCCGCGCCAGCCACGACGGTCACACCGCTGATCCCGATGTCCAAGGAAGTCGCGTTGGCCTTGGTGCCGTCCGCCTGTGCTTCGATGCCCGAGCGGGCCACGAGGGTACCGGGAGGAATCTTGCCCGACTGCGGGGGGGAGCCATTAGGCGCGCCCGTGTCCAGGGGAATGAAGGAAAGGCCGCTGATGTCATTGCCATCCAGCGGGGTCATCCCATTGGTATAATATCCAGCCATTGCGTAAGTCCTTGTAACGAAAGCAGCCTTCCCCGGCTGCGGGGTTCCTGGCAATTGATCGCCTAGCGGGACCTTAACCCACGTCCGGCGTCTCGCATAGTTCGGGGCGCAGATGGTGCAGAATGGTCGCGATCATGCCGGGACCGTGGATGCGAATGCGGGCGCCGCACTGCCCGACGACGTAGACCGCTTCTTGAGCTTCTAGCGCCCACGAGGCCGTCGTGTGGAAGGTCTGCCGGCCAACTTCAACGCTGACGTTGTGCGCGGTATCGTGTGGTTGCGGGCAGGCATGGTCCAAGCCGTCCAGATAACACCCATCCCACCCCCATATGTCGATGCGACGGAAGCCCATGTGAACCGCCAAGGGGATGGCCGTCAGCGTGATAGTTGTGGCCACGGGGACGGCCCACGGCACGGCGTCCACGTCGTCCAAATGCCAGAGACGAACCTGATGCCCACGAAGCGCGCGAAAGACAGTTCGGTCACACTTGGAGGCGGCGAGATAGATCGTCTCGGGGGGAGGGTCTCGCAGGAAATCGGACACCAAAACCTGCGGATCGCACGCCGCCCACCATGTCGGCGTCAATCCAGCCTCCCGGAAAAGCCCCAGACTTCCGTTGAGGGCCATTGTCGGGCCAAGATGGGACAGAGGGGCCGAGCGAGCACTAGGCCCGCTGGCGATAATGTTCAGCGTAGCGCAGCGAGGCGGACCTTGTGATACGTCCGGATAGCGCGGGCGCGACCATGCGACGTTCCGGAGCAACCGAAGATCCGAAACCGGCGTCTGCACCTTGAACTCGATGACCGCGCCCGCGACCACCCGTCAAGCCCCCTTGAGAACGCTCCAGCGCGTGGCGCTCTCGGCCACGTAGATGTTGCCGGACCCAAAGGCCACGCGGGCCGAGCCCAGCGCGTTGGTGGCCGCCAACCCGATACGGGCGCCGGTCGCCGGGAAAATCTTGGCCGCTCGGGACGTAGCGCGGTTGAAAACCTGCACGATCCGGCCCGTGACGGCCACCGGAAGCCGCAAGGCTCGGGTAGTCGCACTCACCGTGGTGATGACCACGGCAGACTTCGTGATGGCGGTAGCGTTGGCTTGGCTGTTCGAGCCCGCCGCAGCCACGATCTGGGGTGCGATGCTCTCAAAGCCGGTGACACCCAGATTGCCCGCCACCGCGAGATTATTGGCCGCGATGTTGCCCGAAGCCGGAGAAATCGCCGAGATGGCGGCGGTGTTTGCGTCCACCTGATCGTACAGCGGGTTGAACCATTCGCCCGCCATCAGGCGGAACCCGGTCAGAAGCTTGCGAAGAGCCATGTGAAGTCCTCCACGGTGGCCCCTGCCGCAAGCCAGCCTCGCCAGCTAGGATAGCCTCCAATGTGCACGAAGGATCAGCGGGCGCGTCCCGTCTGTCAATGGCCGCCCCTAAGACGCAGAACCCTCCAACGCCCCTCTAGGAGGGGTGCGCGATTTTGAGACCGTGCCAAGCGAGAAGCCAATGCCTCCGGGTCACCCTCCAGAGACAGGTAATATCCCCGGCAGTCGAAAACCCGACACATCGTGGGTTGGCGCTCATAGATGGAGCAGCCGTCTTTGGCGAGATAAACGCAAGAGCCGTCAATGCGCTTTTGGAGGACGTGCCTGCCGTCTACGACATCCGTCTTGAAGGCCTCTGGATCATCGCTCCCCATAAGCGTGATCGTGTCGCCTTGGCAGCACTTGCGACAGCCTCCGCACTCAATGGGCGGCAGAAGGTCGCTCAAGGCGCGATCAGCTTGCTGAAGTCGTATCGGCGTCGCCGGAAATCGATCATGGACGTATCGCCGAATGGTCCCGCTGGCTTGGCCTGCCCCATGGGCCAAATGGGTCCGTTCGTCACCGGAGTCCAAGCGGCGATGACCGCGCCAAGATTTCCAGAGGCCCCCACCCCCAATCCGGGATTTGCCCAACGCGCATTAGCGTCAGTCATCGTGCTGACGTTCAAAACCGTGATGAGGTTGGTGGGGTCGGTGAAGCCGTAATCTTGCCCCCCCGTGAAGACGTTGTACGTGGCGGAAATGCCCGCCATGGAGCCGCCATTGGCGTTTCGGATTGAATTGAAGCTTGGGTTGCTGGTCGCCAACCCAAGTTTGAATGGGCCGTTCGTATAGCAGCCGCTAGGCCACGTCCCCGCAACAACACAGGCCGTAATTCCGAAGTCGTATGAGACGAGGTTGTGGGCGACGTAGGACCCGCTGGCCAGCGTGGTCGTGGTGACCCCGTAGAAACTCGTGGAGACTTGGACGTTCCCAAGAATGTACCACTTGTTCAGAAGATCGGCGCGCACGAGGCTGTCAAGAAACAGGCCATGTGCGTCCTCCACCGAGTTCCCGGCATTGGCCATCGTGACGGACTGCCCCGCCCAATTCCCCTCCGAGCCGGTCAGTTGATACCCGTTTGCACGCGTGAAGATGTTGCCAATCACGGGCGCTATTTCCACCGTAGTCCCCGCAGGGATCACGTCATAAGCCCCGGTCCCGTTGTTGGTGAGGGAAAACTGGACATAGTCAGGGTGAGCGTTTGCGGACCCCTTTTTGTCGTAGGCGAAATTCCACGCCACGAGGCTCTTTTCCACCCCCACGGTGGAGTTGAAGAAGCCCGGATTCAGGAAGTCATCGACCTGATTGCGACCCCAGTTCCCCACCATCTGAGAGTCTTGGCCCAAGACGCTGATGTTTCCGACCACGAAGTTATCGTTCACGAAGAACTCGGTGGCGTAGTTGCGATTGGGCGTGATGGCAAAGCTCGCAGCGGAATTATGGTCCGCCATGAACCAGCTAGGAGCAGTCCCCGTGACCACGCCGATGCCTTGGACAGAGGGATTTCCCAAAAATCCTGAGGACGGGAAGTTGAAGTTTGAAAAGCGCAGATAAAACGGCTTGTTGCCGTTTGGGAGGGCCGTCGCCGTGGTGGAGAGGCGCCCGGCCGTGATTGTTGCCCCAAGGTATTCCCGACTGCGCAAGGTCATCCAGCCAGCGTGGGCGGTATCATCGGGATACCACCCATCAAGCATCAACCCACCCGGATCAATCCCCACGCCATAGGGCTGCGTCGGACATGGCTGGCTTGTCACGGGATTCACCGATGGCGCTGCGATTTGGAGTCCAGTGCCCCCGGTCGGAAAGCCCACATAGGTGCCGCTCTCAAAGAGCACATAATCGCCGCAGTAGCGGGTTTGGGCGAACATGTTGGCGACCTGATCGAAGCCCTCCGCCGCCCCATCGGGGGCCACATTCAGTTCGTTCGCATTCACGTCCCAAATCACCGTCCAGGCCTGCCCGAGCACGGAATCGGAGATAGTGATGGTATAGGCCTCAAGGCCAACGGTCGGCGTATTACAGGTGCGCGTGAGAGAGTTCTGCGTTCCGCCCCAGGCCACATACAGCCCGTTATTCGTTATGGCGAAGCAGCCCCCCGGATTGGACGTAATTGATTTGTTGGACGCCAACCCAGGCAGATTGGCCAACGGGAAGCCCCCATTCTGCGCCCGCGTCCGAGAGCCTATCGAATAGCGGATCACATCGGGGTCATTATCGACCGCGAACCGGACGATCTTGGTGACGGGCACGCCGCTTTCGTTGGGGCCGCTGTTGTAGTTCAGCGTCCAAGTCCCTGCGTTGGAACTATCGGAGGCCCCGGAGGTCACCGCCGTCAGGAAGTTCATGAGTTCGCGCTTATACCACACGCGCGTCTCGCCGTTGGTCTGCTGCTGAGCAGGCCACACCTGCATGGAGACAGGACCGGCCACGGTCACGGTGAAGGCGTTGTCCGGTGCAGCCCCGATCTGGCTCGTCAGGTCCGTAAACATCGTCTGCGTGGACCGGAGGGTGAAGTTGGCCTGTGCCCCTCCCTTGTGGAACACCCGCAGCTTGAGCTTGGACCCCGCAGCCAAGGCGGGAGATGTCATCATCGTCGAGACGAGGAGGGATATCAGAAACCTGCGCGCTTTCTTCATCGCCCCACTCCCAGCAGACTGCGCCGTGCCGTTCCCGTTGAGGCGACATTGTAGGTGAAAACGATCAGTCCCCCAGCGCCTACGCCAGCCGTAGGAGCCGTGGAGCTTTTGCCGCCACCGCCGCCGCCGTAGGAACCCCCGGCACCACCATTACCAGCAACGTTGCCGCCCCCACCGCCGCCCCCACCGCCGCCGGAACCATGCCCCACGCCCCATTCTGTGCCTGAGCCGCCCGCGCCCCCGGCGGCACCCGAACCAGCACCGCCGCCACCGCCGCCGTTCGTACCCGCCGTGGCCACAGCCCCTCCGGTGCCTGCGCCTCCAAAGCCGGAGTTACCGCCAGTGGCCCCAGGACTGCCGCCAGTTGTCCCCCCAGCAACACCGTTATTGCCGCCGCCGCCGCCACCGCCGCCATTCGCCACAGCGCTTTGACCGCCGCCCGCGCCACCAGCGCCCAAGGTTCCCGCCGCACCGCCCCCAGCCCCGGTGCCCCCGGCCCCGGCGACGCTCAAACCGCCCGCGCCCCCCGAACTGCATGTGCCAGTGACCCCAGCCCCGCCCGCGCCAATGACCTTGACAGCCGCGTTTCCGCCAGAGCCGGCACGCACGATGATGCCTCCGTTGTCGGTGAAAAACGTGTCGTTGCCAGAGCCATTTCCCCCGCCCCCCGTTCCAACTTGGACGTTGACGGTGCCCCCAGGGGTCAGGGTCGCCGAAGTGATAGAGCAGTAAGCCCCACCCCCACCGCCGGAACGGTCCCCACTGCCGCCCGCACCCAAGACCTCGATCTTAACAATCGAACCGTAGTCGGCCGGTACCGGCCACGCGGGATCGGATGCGGTGATGAAGACGGTCGCGCCCCATGCAGGCGCAGCGATCAGCGCAATGGCGCCAACAAGAGCCGATAGATAGCGCTTCATGGGCTTAGCTCTGATCGCTGTAGGTGATCACTCCCGAGAGGCGTCCCGAGCCGCTCTGCGTCACGCACAGGTGCACGGCTGAAGGAGTCCTGATCCAGGCCCGGTCGGAGACGGCGGAAAAGCCCCCGTTTGCGCTCACCGACAGACCGTTGCCGGCCGTGGTGGAGCCGATCAAGGCCGCGCCGCCCGTGGCGCAGACTGTCCCGGTGCCGGTGATCACATTGATGAACTGAGCCGTGTCGCTCACGAGGATGATGGAGCAGATGTGGCCCCGGTTCGTGAGGGTCAGGACATCCGTGGAGGCAGTTTGGCTGATCGCCACCGAAGAGGTGCACAGCGTGTTCGCGTTCGGCGACTGGGCCACCACCAAGCTCGTGTCGGTGGTCGCAGCCTGGGTCGAAGCCGCCTTCACGGTGGCGTTCGTGGTGCCGCCGGTATCGGTCAGCTTCACGCCGCCGATCAGGGCAGACCCCGCGTTCAGCCCCACCTTCCCGGTGCCGTCGTTCGGCAGCTCCACGCGCATGGCGGTAGCTGCTGCACCCGATCCCACCGGGACGGACGCGCCCGCGATCTGGGTGATGTTGACGGTGGCCGGCGTCGTATCCAGAGCAGCGGCGCTGATGTTGGACAGATAGCCGTTCGCCGTCGTCTGGGCCGCCGCCGTGGCGAGGCCCGTCGTGTTGGTGACGATGGAGGAGAGGGAGCCGTTCGCGGTGCTCTGGTTGGCCGCCGTGGCTGCACCAGTCGGAAGGGAAACCGTGCCGGAGATGTTGTTTAAATTCCACGTCCCGCTCTGCTTGGAGATGCTGCGAAGGTCCCCAGTCAGATTGACCGAGAGATCGACGGTGGCCCCCTCCACATAGCTCGGAGCTGCCGCCGTGGCCTTGGCTGACGCCCCACCTCCGCCCCCTCCGCTTCCCGACGTGCGCAGGTTACCGGAGAGGTCCATAGAGAGCGGGTTGGACGTGCCCTCCACGTAGCTGGGAGCGGCAGCGGTCGCTACGGCGGCAGAGTTGACCGAAATGCCCCCCGCGACCGCAATCGCCCCATTGGCGTCGGGCTTCAGACAGCGACTCGGATAGGCCGGGTCACACGTCGCGACCCTCTGACTAATGCCTTGAGCCGCGACGAATGACGGCGCAGCGAGCGCCACACTGAAAAGGGCCACCAGCCCCAAAGCGATGCGCTTGACCATGATGCGCCCCCGTGAATGGAAGCGGCAATATCGGGCCAAAGCTCCAGTCTGGCAATGCGGGCATAGGTTCTCTTCCGCGACCTCCCCTCCGTACTGGAGGGACGCGGCTTGGAGGCCCGCTTCGCATCTACCGTATACCGCTCCTGCCTTTTAACGGTGGCCAGCCGCTCCCCAGCCTTTATGCGGCCAACGTAGGGGGTCGATGGAAGCGCTATCCCTCAGCTCGCGGGAGCAGTCGGGGCGTCGGAAGTCCCCGATGCGAC